ATGCTCAAAATTACATTGGAACGTGTGATTCCAGAGCATAAAAAACCTCGTCTTATTGAGGTAATATAAATCAAAAATGGGGGCGATAGTCGCCCCCATTTTTTAGTGAGGATTATAATATGGGTTTGAAAATACAAGATGGCAACATTGCAGATTTTGGTATTGATGCCATGACTGATGATGGTGTCAAAGAGTTGACTCCTGCTAAAAGTCTATTTACGGTAGACAATTATAATGCAATGTTGGAAAGAGCAGTTATGCCTGGAGATGATTCCAGTGTAAACACTGAAGATTTGAGAGAAAAAACTATGAGTGAAGAAAAAGATTATGAGATTTTTTATAACGATGAAGGTGTAAAAAAGGTCAGGACAGCCGGTGGTAATACTTACCCAGAAGGTTCGCCCGAGTATGCTAAAATCGTTGGTGAAGCAACTTCTGAACAGAATCAAGGTTTAGAGATTGCAATGCGACCTATTTTGAACTTCAATATTCTTAGAGTGGAGTTTCCACAAGAAATTATTGATGAACTGAATCAGCACATTGATGATGAAATTATTCCTAACAGCAAAAGTTTCGCTGATGGTTTGGTTGGCCAACTGAAAGAAAATGAGCGTTCTGCTCAATTGGATTTTCCTTTTGATACTGATGTTGGTAAGCAACTTGAAGTTGTATTTAATCAGATTGGCACGACATATCTTAAGAAGGGATATGACCGTGATGCCACGGCTGAAGTAACACAGTGTTGGACTAATCATGCATATGCGGGCGACTACAATCCATTTCATGATCACGGTGTAAAGACTGTGGCTGGATTGTCTGGTTTTCTATGGTTGAAAGTTCCACAGTGCATTCAAGATACACCTGATGTTCCTAAGATTAATAATGCTTCTGGTGGTGTTGATGGTTGGACACATCTATGTTGGGGCACTAACACTATGCGTGACTTGATGCAGTTGCGACCACAAACAGAGGATTATGTAAAACCTATGGAAGGTGTGATGTTAGTTTTCCCACAGTGGTTGAAGCATCAGGTATTACCTTTCTTTGGTGAAGGCGAAAGACGTTCTATCGCCATGAATTGGAACGTCATTGACAGCGATGAAGAACGCAAGAAGTATATGTCTGACCGTGAGGCAGAACTATATGACACAAAGAAGGTTTCTGATGATGGGTGAAGTAAAATTGACACAAAGACCGCCCGTTTACAAATATGATGAAGATCGTTTGCTCTCTGATGTCAGAGATTATATCGATGATACTTATGTTCAACATTACAGTCACAATAATTTTCAGGCCACAGAGTTCATTATGGACAGTGGACATGGTGAAGGTTTCTGTATCGGAAACATTATGAAGTATGCACAACGATATGGAAAGAAAAATGGTAAAGACAGAAAAGACTTGATGAAGGTCGTTCATTATGGTATTATGGCTTTACACAATCATGATAAAGAACATGAAAATCAAATGACATTAGACCTATTCAGAAAAGGTTTTACGAATATAAAAGTGAGAACATAATATGAAATTAAGTGATGAAACGGTATCTGTGTTGAAGAACTATTCTACTATCAACCAGAACCTGATGATTAAATCTGGTCAGGCGTTGACCACAATGTCTGCAATGAAAAATATTGTGGCCAAGTCAACCGTGACAGAGAACTTTGAAAGAGATATTGCAATCTATGATTTGAATGAATTTCTTTCTAGCATGTCTTTGTTTGCTGCACCAGAGATGGATTTTCAAGATGACTTTGTAGTTATGCGTTCTGAAGGTTCAAATAGTAGTTTGAAGTATTGGTATTCTGATCCGTCAGTTGTTACTAGTGTGACAAAAGATATTACGATGCCAGAATGTGAAGTTAAGTTTTCTCTTTCCAGTGATATTCTTTCTAATGTCCAGAAAGCTGCAGCAGTTATTGGCGCACCTGATATGGTATTGGAAAATGGTAGTTTGTGTGTCACTGATAAAAAGAATGACACTGCTAATGCTTATTCAACTGAGGTAGTGAATGGAACTGATGACATGGACTACAAGTTTTGGTTCAAGGTTGAAAATCTAAAACTTCTGCCTGGAACTTATGATGTAAGTGTGTCATCTAAACGAATTAGTCACTTCAAAAATACAAATGTAGATATTGAATATTTTATAGCTCTTGAACCAGAATCATATTTTAAATCTGATTCTTAAAAGGAGTTTTTGTTATGAATGAATTTCTATGGGTCGAGAAATATCGACCACAGAATCTTGACGCATGTGTATTACCGACTAACCTGAAAAATACTTTGAGAGAGTTTGTGGCAGATGGTAATGTTCCTAATGTCACATTTGCTGGTGGTCCTGGCATTGGAAAAACCACAGCAGCAAAGGCACTTCTTAATGAACTAGATCTAACTTATATGATGATCAATGGTTCAGAAGAATCTGGTATTGATGTTCTGAGAAGCAAAGTCAAAAATTTTGCTTCTACTGTATCTCTTCATGGTGGTCGTAAGTATCTCATTCTTGATGAGGCAGACTATCTGAATCCACAATCCACGCAGCCCGCGTTGCGTGGGTTTATTGAAGAGTTCAGTGCCAATTGTGGGTTTATTCTAACCTGTAATTATGTCAATCGTATCATACCGGCATTGATTTCAAGATGTCCAACGTATGATTTTTCTATTCCTAAAAAAGATAAACAACGACTTGCTCATGATTTTTATCAGAGCGCGATAAATATTTTAGAGACAGAAGGTGTTAAGTTTGAACCTAAGGCTGTTGCTGGAATTATTGGAAGACATTTCCCTGATTGGCGTAGGGTTCTAAATGAACTTCAGAGATATTCTGTCTCTGGAAAAATTGATGCTGGCATTCTTGTTGATATGAAGAGTGACAATGTTAAAGAACTCATAAATCATATGAAACAAAAGGAGTTTACAAATGTTCGTAAATGGGTTGTTAACAATCTGGACAATGATTCAACTCGCTTGTTCAGGAATATTTATGATAGTCTTTATGATTACGTGGATAGTTCTAGTATCCCTCATGTTGTTGTTATATTGGGTGAGTATCAATATAAAGCAGCTTTTGTCGCCGACCAAGAGATTAACACTCTAGCGTGTCTTACTGAGATTATGGCAAGGACAAAGTTCAAATGATTATTATAGATGGGTTAGTAGAGCAGCATTATGCCGAATTGATTCATATGCAGATGAGAGGAGTTTCTTGGGAATATAATTATTCTTCTGTTGTTGGAAAACCAAATAAACATTGGCACAGATTTTGTGGCCATGATGTAGATGAAGTTGGTAATAATGGTTTTGAATGGGTATCGCCGATTTGGAATAATGCCAAACGTAAACTTAAATTAGAAGACACGTATAACGTGTACAACTTTGACCGTGTGTATATGAACGCACACACTTTTGGTATTGAACCACATTTACATCATGACGATGGTGATTATACCATGATATACTATCCTTATATGGGATGGAAAAAAGAGTGGTATGGTGGTACAATGATTAATGGTGACATGTGTGACTACGTTGGTAATAGATTGGTTATGTTTCCAGCATCAGATCCACACCAAGCCATGCCAGTGAGTCGTGATTGTTATGAGTTGCGTTCAGTTATTGTGTTTAAAACAAGCGCTAAATCATGGGATGCAAAACATTGTTATATGGATTATGATAGTGGGAGATGTTGATGTATGAATTGAAAGACTATCTCAACGCTATCAATCATACAAAAGAGCCTCTCATGGATGGAGAGGATGAAACATGGGAAAAAAAGTATCCACCATTCGTTATAAATAAATGTCTTCATGCTTTTCAGGATACAATTTTATTTGTCAATGAGATTAACCAACTACCTAATCTAGATAATAAACTTCAGTTTGACTTTTTTCTAAATACTTTGAGAGCAAGGAAACGTTATACTCCTTGGTTGAAGGCGAAGAAATTAGAAAATCTAGATTGCATTAAAGAGTATTATGGTTATAACAATGAGAAAGCCAAGACCGCTCTTGATATACTAGATGATGAACAGATTTCTGCCATAAAACAAAAATTATATAAAGGTGGAAGAGATGGAAGAAATTAGTTGGTCACAAGAGGATATGTTGGAGGTTACTTTAAGAGAACCAGATGATTTTCTTAAAGTTAGAGAAACACTTTCTAGAATTGGCGTAGCATCTAGAAAAGAGAAGAAGTTATATCAATCTTGTCATATTTTACACAAGCAAGGAAAATATTACATAGTTCATTTCAAAGAGTTGTTTGCTTTAGATGGTAAGAAAACAAACTTATCTGAAAACGACGTTGCTCGTAGAAATACTGTTGTTAATCTTCTCAATGATTGGGGTTTGGTTCATGTTGAAAATGCAGCAGAACCATCTGCGCCCCTTAGTCAAATCAAGGTGATATCTTTTCGTGAGAAAAATGATTGGATGTTAGAAGCAAAATACAATATTGGTAAAAGAAGAGAAGCTTAGTTTTGGAAAACTTCAAATCATTCATCACGGAAGCAAAGGAAGAAAAGTATCGTATTCTTTTGGTTTCTGAAAAACCTGATAATAACGATTTATTTCATACTGCTCAAAGATTTGTAGATGAATGCAAAAAGGTAGATATACCATGTTATGTTCTTTTTGCATCAGAAGCAAAAATTGTTGATGGTAAAGCCTTTAATGCTGACGATAAAGAAGGTTTCGAAATTTCCCGTGATGATACTATAGCAATCATTAGAGGTTCTGTCGCATCCAGAGATGCTTGGTTGGATCTTGTTTCTCAATTAGAAAAGTTAGGTATTTGTTGTATTAATTCAAGATCTACAATTTCTATGTGTGCTGATAAGTATTGGACATCATTACGATTAGCAGATGCTAGTATTCCTACACCAAAGACTACATTGGTGCAAAGTGAAGATACATTACAAGAATCATTAGATATTATTGGTGAAGAATATCCAATGATATTAAAAACACTTAGGGGTTCTAAAGGTATTGGTGTTATCTTTATAGAATCTAGAAGGCAACTTAGTTCTCTTTTACAGTTACTTTGGAAGCAAGATGAAACTACTGAAATACTTCTACAATCATATATTAAGTCGGACTTTGATGTTCGTGTTCTTGTATTAAACGGGAAAGTTCAGACTGCAATGCGTAGGGATGTTATAGAGGGAGATTTTAGAAGTAATTATTCTAGAGGTGCCAAAGTAAAAAAATATAAATTGAATGATGAAGAAATTGATATATGTTTAAAGGCTGATAAATCAGTAAATGGCATATGGACTGCTGTAGATTTTATTAAAAATGGTAAAGATACTTTTGTGTTAGAAGTAAATAGTTCGCCAGGGACTGAAGGTATCGAAAAAGCAACTGGTAAAAATCTTATAAAAGAATTAATAGAACATTTTAAGGATAGGTCAAATTGGCGATATACTGCACTAGAAGTTGGTCATAGAGAAGTTGTATCAATAAAACCTTTTGGTGAACTAGAAGCAAAATTTGATACAGGTAATTCTGCATCAGCTTCAACCATACATGCTGATAAGATTGATGTTAATGGTAAAAAAGTTACTTGGTCATATGCAGGTAAAACATCGACAAACAAAATTGAAAGAATTGTAAAAGTTGATGTTGGTGGTCTGAACAATTATACAGAAAAAAGATATGCTATTTTGTTAGATATAGAATTTGCTGGTTCACTCTATAAAAATGTTGAAATATTATTAGATAACAGAGAAGGTCGAAGTCCAATCTTATTTAATCGTGATTTTATGAAACGAAGTAATGTAATGGTCAACCCTCAAAGAAAATATATCGTTACCACTAAGTTTACCCTTGACAAATAACCACAAAGGTGTTATAGTCTGATAATGGACTTTTATACTAATGTTATCCAATGGGGCAATCAACTTTTCGTTCGAGCAGTCGAGAATAATCAACGCATCAGAAAGAAGGTTCGTTATGAACCAACGTTGTTTGACCTTGTAAACGAACCTACAGGGTATAAAACCCTAGACGGTAGGCATGTTCGCCCCAACAAGTTTGATTGTATTCGTGATGCCAAAGAATGGTATAATGACAGAAAAGATCAAGACATCGTATTTGGCAACAACCAATACAGTTATTGTTATATCTCTGACCAACATCCAAATGATGTTCAGTGGGATATAGATAAACTACTAATTGTAACAATTGATATTGAGGTTGAATGTGACAATGGTTTTCCAAATCCTAAAGATGCATCTGAACCATTACTTTCAATCACAATAAAAAACCATCAAGACAAAGGAATCAAAGTCTGGGGCTTGCATCCTTATGATAATCAACGTGAAGATGTAATTTATGTTCAGTGTCGAGATGAACGTGATTTGTTTGACCGTTTTCTTTTTGATTGGGAATGTATGTGTCCAGATGTTATCACTGGCTGGAATACAGAGTTCTTTGATATTCCTTATCTGTGTAATCGCATCAAGAATATCTTTGGTGAAGAATCAATAAAACGTCTATCACCCTGGAAACAAGTTCAGGAACGCGAAGTCTATCAGATGGGACGTAAGCATCAGGTGTATAACATCTATGGTGTTGCTGCTCTTGATTACTTTGACTTGTATCGTAAGTTTACATACACAAACCAAGAAAGATACACTCTTGACCATATTGCCTTTGTTGAACTAGGCGAACGTAAAGATGGTAATCCTTTCGATACTTTCAGAGAATGGTATACAAAGGACTGGCAGTCATTTATTGATTATAACATCACTGACGTGGAGCTGGTTGATAAGTTAGAAGATAAGATGCGACTGATTGAGTTGTGTCTTACTATGGCTTATGATGGTAAGGTAAACTATACTGATGTTCTTGGAACGGTTCGATACTGGGACAATGTAATCTATAATCATTTACGAGAAAAGAATATTGTTATTCCTAGAAAAAAGGAATCAGAGAAAAGTGAAAAGTTTGAAGGTGCCTATGTTAAAGATCCACAAGTTGGTATGCACAAATGGATTATGTCTTTTGATTTGAACTCTTTGTATCCTCACCTTATTATGCAATACAATATCTCTCCAGAGACTTTGGTAAATAGTGAAGATGGTATTGTTGAGGGTATGGTTGATAAGATTCTTGAAGGCAAAACTCAGAACAAAACCAAATATTGTATGACTCCAAACGGCGCATTCTTTCGAAAGGACATAAAAGGATTCTTGCCTCAACTGATGGAAAATATGTACAATGATAGAGTCAAGTATAAGAAACTTACACTCGAAGCTAGACAGAAGTTTGAGGACACTGGAGATAGAAATCTCCTTAAAGTTATCTCTCGTTACAACAACATCCAAATGGCAAAGAAGATATCACTTAATTCTGCTTACGGCGCAATTGGTAATAATTGGTTTCGGTATTATGATCTTATGGTTGCTACGGCAATCACAACTTCTGGTCAGTTATCTATTCGATGGATTGAAAAGAGTATCAACATTTATCTTAACAAGATTCTTAAGACAAAGGGAATTGATTATGTTGTGGCATCTGATACAGATTCGGTATACATCACTTTTGACAAACTTGTTGATCAGTTGTTTGACGAGGGAACGGAGACTAGTAAAGTTGTCGCCTTCTTGGATAGACTTGCAAAAGAGAAGCTGGAACCATTTATTGATAACTCTTATAAGGCTCTTGCTCAGACCATGAATGCATATGCCCAGAAGATGGAAATGGGTAGAGAAGCAATCGCAGACAAAGGTATATGGACTGCAAAGAAAAGATACATTTTGAATGTTCATGATATGGAAGGTGTTCGATACAAAGAACCTCAACTGAAGATTATGGGTATTGAAGCAGTCAAGAGTTCAACACCAGCTCCGTGTCGTGATAAAATTAAGTCGGCACTCAAGATTATTATGAGTGGTGATGAGAAAATGTTAAATACTTTCATACAGGATTTTCGTGAAGAGTTCATGAGTCTTGACCCGAAAGATATTGCGTATCCAAGAAGTTGTAATGGTGTGAGAAAGTTTAGAGGTGAATCTTCGTTGTTTGGTAGAGGTGCTCCTATTCATGTGAAAGGTGCCATATTGTATAATCATCTGGTGCAAAGACAAAAACTACAGAGCAAGTATCCTCTCATACAGGAAGGTGACAAGATTCGTTTTCTTCATATGAAACAACCAAACATCTATCAGTCATCAGCCTTTTCTTTTATGACAGATATTCCAAAAGAACTTGACATCGTGGGTAAAATAGACTATGATATACAGTTCGAGAAGAGTTTCATTGAACCGTTGAAGTTCATCACAGAAAAGATACTCTGGCATATTGATGATAGTTATGGTTCACAAGGTAGTTTAGAGGATTTTTTTGGATGAACATGATTGAACCATATAAGATTCATTGGGATTATTTCACCAAGTATTACAAACACTGTGATAGTATCGCTATGACAGGTGCTTGTTATGCGTTTGTGTTTAATGAAACGAAACCAACACACTTTCAAGAACCAAGTGAGTTTGAGCAGTGTGTGTATATTGGTGAATCTGGTGGCAACTATTATGATAAACAAAATGGTCATAAAGGCAAACTTAGGAGTCATGTGCATAAAAGAATGACAAGTCATCATAAACCTTTCACCACAGGAGAGTTTAGTGAATCCTCTCATAAAGCAATTATAGAGACATATGGATACGGTGATCATATGCTTGACGGAACATTCACTAATCTTCCAATGTGGTTATGTTTGATGATTCCAAGACCAGATTTACCAGAAAAGATGGTCAAACAGTGGTCAAAATTACAAGAAAGGATGCAATTATTTAGATATGAATTACGTTTTGGTCATTGCACACTAGGCAATATGGATACTGGATCAAGAAAAGATAAAGAGTCATATTCAAGCTATAGGATGCAGTCAATAAAAGAAACAAATTTAATGGAGTTTGCATCTTGAGACAATTGATGATTACCACACCTTTAAGATATCCCGGCGGTAAGTCTAAATGGACAAAACTGCTCTACGAGTATCTTCCAGATATGAGAAATTACGAAGAGTGGCGTGAGCCGTTTCTTGGTGGTGGTTCATTTCCACTTGAAATTACGAAACGATATCCAGATATAAAAATCTGGGCAAATGACTTGTATCCTGCTCTTTACACTTTCTGGACGCAGTTGCAAAGTAATGGTGCAGAAATGTCTGATCGTCTTCTGGAGATAAAAGAGCGTTGTTATAATAATGAAATTGCAAAGACTACTCTGGGTGAGCAAAAGGAGATTATCAATGATGATGTAAGTAGTGATCTTGACAAAGCAGTTGCATTCTACTATGCAAACAAAAATAGTTTTAGTGGGTTAACAGAGACTGGAACATTTTCTGAGTCATCTCATAGGATGACCTTCACTAGACAGAATATAATGAAGTTGGTATCATTCCAAAAGTTAATTCGCAATTGGAAAATTACAAATGGTGATTATAGTGCATTGTTAGAAAAATCTGAAAATACGTTTGTCTATCTTGATCCACCGTATGAGTTGACAAAACAAAACTCTAACAATCTCTATGGTAAACGTGGTAGTATGCATGAAGGATTTGATCATGACCTTTTTGCCAAACAATGCAATGAGTCTGGAATGGATTGTATGATTAGCTATAACGCAGACCAATCCGTGAAAGATAGATTCGGTGATTGGAAACAAGTAGAATTGGATTGGACCTATACCATGAGGTCAGTTGGTGATTATATGGAAAAACAGAAGGACCGAAAGGAACTCCTTTTGATGAACTATAAAATAGAACAAGGAACTTTAGGAGAATTTTTTAAATGACAAATAATTTTTTGAAGGACATTACAAAATTAAATGAGTATGCCAGTGTTGTTGCTGACGGCACTGACTTTGATACTGATGTTTTTATTGATACAGGGAGTTATATTCTAAACGCACTTATGAGTGGTTCTATTCACGGTGGACTTCCATCAAATAAAATCACTGCACTGGCTGGCGAGTCTGCCACAGGTAAGACTTTTTTCCTGATGGGAATCGTCAAGAGTTTTCTTGATAAGAATCCGAATGCTGGTGTTATCTATTTTGAATCAGAAAGTGCAATCACAAAACAGATGGTGATTGATAGGGGCATTGATCCAGAAAGAATGGTTCTAATGCCTGTCACCACAGTTCAAGAGTTTCGCACACAGGCTATCAACATTCTTGATGGTTATCTTTCACAACACGAGTCAGAACGCCAACCTCTGTTTATGTGTCTTGATTCACTCGGTATGTTGTCCACCACCAAAGAAATAGAAGATACTGCTGACGGTAAAGAAACTCGTGATATGACTCGTGCACAAGTTCTAAAGGCTGCCTTTCGTGTTTTGACTCTTAAACTTGGTCGTGCTGGTGTTCCTCTTGTTGTGACGAATCATACATATGAGACTATGGGGCTGTTCAGTTCAAAAGAAATGGGCGGTGGTTCTGGTCTGAAGTATGCTGCATCCTCTATCGTCTATTTGTCCAAGAAGAAAGACAAAGATGGTAGTGAAGTTGTTGGTAACATCATTCATTGCAAAAACCACAAGTCTCGTTTGACTGTAGAAAACAAAATGGTTGATGTGAGACTATCATATAGCAAAGGTCTTGATCGTTATTATGGTTTGCTTGACCTTGCATTGAAGTATAATATATTCAAGTCTATGAGCACTCGTATTGAATTGCCAGATGGAACAAAGACATTTGGTAAGACAATCAACGACAATCCAGAGAAGTTTTTTACTGATGATATTATGTGCGATCTGGATGTGGCTGCTGGAAAAGAATTTAAGTATGGATAATTATATCAGAGTTTATGAAAATGTTTTAAACAAAAGTATCTGTGATTCTATCATAGAGAAGTTTGAGAAGAACAAGGACCAACAAGAAGTAGTGAAAGATAACGGAATGTCTTTCACTCAGATTGATTTTGGTAAACATGATAGTTGGGGTTTTGAAAACAAGACAATTTTCAATACACTAATGCAGTGTGTTGGTCAATATGCTAATGATTGTAAGATAAAACAAGTTTGGCCAAAGAAACATGGATATGAATCTGTAAGAATCAAACGATATCTTCCTGATGGAAAAGATGAGTTTCTAGAACATGTTGATGTTACAAGTCATGCAACTGCAAAAAGATTTTTGGTTCTCTTTCTTTACCTAACTGATAATGATGAAGGTCAAACTGTATTTCCAGAACAAAACTTTACTTCTCAATGCAAACAAGGTAATGTTCTGATATTCCCACCACTATGGCCCTGGCAACACGCAGGTAGAAAACCCATAGAAACTCCAAAGTATATTGTAGGAAGTTATTTGCATTACACTTGACATTAAGGTAGAGATTTCTTATAGTATAAATACTTAAAACTTTTATACTAAATGGAGCCGTTGATGATAAGAGCAGTAGATGCCGCAAGAAAACTTCGCCGTCCTGTTAGGGAGAAATACATTCTTCCTGTAGATAAAATTCAAAATCTTTTTGAGTCAGTAACTACAGATGCTACTTATACTGAGATGGCTATTTGTTATCATTATAATCTTATTCGTAGTGAGGGTAATTCAGAAAGGGCTCTGTCACAAGCAGGTATATCAGATAAAAATTTTGCAAAATTAACTCCTGATTTGTTGGAAGTGGGTAAAAAGGTCGCGGAACAGATGAAGGATCGTGGACCTTGGTTATTGCACTCTGGAAGTGGTTCTGCCACTAACTACTATGAACAAGGTAGAGATGTAACTCCTAAAGCAGATTTTGTCGGTAATAATAAGAATTATATCTCTCTCAAAAAATCGGGAGATAATGGTGCTGGTGCTCAATTGATGAGTGCTAAATCTGGTGAAGCTTCAGGGGTTGTTAAGGCTGCCATTGCACATTATGAAAATAATAGTTCTGAAGATTTTTCTAACAATAAATCGTTTAAGAAGGCTATCAATATTCTAGAAAATAGAATGAAGAAAACTGCAAGAAATGATTTGAACATTGAAGTTGGAAAAGGAAAGACAGATTTCGAAACATGGTACGTGACAAAAAGTGAAAGGTCACGCGAGTTAAGGTCAAATAGAAAATTAAATAAAACAGAAATTGAAAAACATTTAAAGGCAGAATTATCTTTGTTGGGTGCAACTAGAGTATCTGATTCTGCTAGAAAGAACTTAATTTCTGGAGTTCGGCCAATATCTAAGACTCAAATGAATGACGTGTTTACTTCGTATCAATCAGATCAAAAGGTTAAGGTTGGAGACGTTACTGTAAGTGCAAAACACTTGGAAAAAGTTTCTCCTGATAAACTGACTAACCCAGCATTAAAACAACAGATTGTTGAAGTTATTCAGACTTCAATAAATGCTACAGATTGGCAAAATGAATTGCAAAAATTCTTCAATGAAAATCAAGAACTGAAAAAATGGTTAGTGTATGAGGCAGCGTCTGGTCTGTATAAATTTACTGGTCAAGTATCGAAAGGTAAAAATTATTTTGGTTCGCAGTCTGCTGTTGCCAATAAAATTTTAGTTTTTAATCAAGATGGGATCAAAAGTGAAT